AAAGTCACCGAGCGAACCGGACACGTAGTTGGCGATCGCCGCCGTCTCCACGTCGACACCGTTTGGTGACTGCCACTCCGACAGGTAGCCGGTGTCGGCGGTATCGACCATCGACAGGCCAAACTTACCCGTCTCGATCTGGAATACATGCGTGGCCATTGGGGGATCTCCTACGGGGTTGTTACGGGCCAAGCCGGCAAAGTCGCCGGGGTCGGTGGGCAGAACGTGATAGCGTCGACACAGACCTGCACGGTGATCACATACTCGTGCAGTTCGGCCCGATCGGCCCCCACCTCGACCATACCGGGGATCGAGTCGACGGGGACATAGGGGCCGATCATCAAGGTCCAGGCGGCGTCGGCCATCCCGTCGAGCAGTCGACATTGCTCGTCCGGATTGCCGTCGGCGACCAGGTGGATCGGGTACTCGGCGACAGTCAGGCCGTCGATGATCGACCACGAGGGCTGGTCGATCCAGGCGCAGGGGGCGACCAGCTGGGCCGGCGGATACAGGTGGACGCGCCCGGTGGGCAACAACGGCTCGAGTACGGAATGCAGGGCGGTACGGGCGGTGCCGAGAGCGAGCGTCACGCCACACCGAGCCGCTCTTGGTAGGGGGCGATCATCGGCCAGACCGACTCGAGCGGATCGGCGTAGATCGGCACGGCGATGGCCTGGTCGGCCCATCCGCCGGCGGTACCGAACGGGACATCTTTACGGCGGTACAGCTCGATCGTCACCTGCACCGCCGCCGACAGGATCGGTAGCGGGGTGTTCACCGGTAGCGGGGTGCAGCGGTCGAGGCGGTCATCGATCAGCTGGCCGGCGGTGCAGGCGGCGTCGACGATACGGTCCCGATCTGGCTCGCTCGGATTGTCCAGCCGCATCACCGCTCGAGCTCGGGTGACGATGTCGTCGTGATGTTCCTGCCACCAGATCATTCGGCGGACTCGTCACGGTGCTCGATGAACGTCTCCAGCCAAGACACCAGAGTGGTACGGGGGGCGTCCCGATCGAACTCTGCGTCGAGCACTTCGTCGGCCTGCTCGGGATTGTCCGCCACCCATTCTTTGACGGCGTCGACGGTGTAGGCGCCGGGGTCGTCCACCGGTGAGCCCTCGGCCAGCTGCTGCGCCATCAGGGCGTGGACGCCGGAGACCCAGGCGGTACCGTTCCAGTTAGCCTGGCCGGCAACACCGGTGGTACGGGTCTGGACATACTGTCCAGTGGTCCAGGCGGTACCCGGCGAGGCGGTTACGGCGTTCGGGGTCCCGGCGATCAGGGCGGCTACCGACGCCGGCGGCTTGGTGTTGGCCGGGGTCCAGGTACCGGGGGCGCCCGCCGTCGCACCGGTCGATGGCGGACGATACAGGATCGCCGGTAGTGACTCGTCGTAGTAACGAGCGAGATCAGCCGCAGTGATACTCACGGCCCAAGCAGCTGGGTAGCGTTGGCGAACGGAGTCGGCCGGTAGGCGGCGACAGCGGCGGCGACCGCCACCTGCCGACCGAGCACCGAAGCCTCCACCGTCTCGAGGATCGGGAAAGCGTACATGTAACCCTCGATCGCCTCGGAGCCGGTGACAAACATCTTGCCATCGGTGATCGCCGGGGTGACCACCAGACGAAGGCCGGCGACCGTGCCGGCGAAATCGGTGGCGGAGGCGGTACCGGGTGCGTTGGCGGCGCCGATCGTCGGGAACAGCGGGCGCCCGGCGGCGTCGACCAGTGAGCCGAGGCGAGCCCAGGCGGCAGGCCCGACCACCAACAGCGAAGGGAGTTGCTTGGTGACGCCATAGTAGTTGGCGGCGGCGGTGTAGATCGCCGTCAGGATCACATCGGCGGTAGCCGAAAGTGACAGCGTCACTTTACCGGTGGTGTTGTCGAACTCGGCGTACATGTAGGTTTCGATGGCCGCCTCGAGACGCCGGCGCATCTGGGCGACGATGATATCGAGCGCCTGCGGATTGAACGACATCAGCTGTTGCGAGACGTTCAGGTAGCCACCGACAGTGTCGAGCGAGATCGAAGTCGCCGTGATGGTGAACGCCTTGCTGGCCAGCTCCGCCTTCTCTGCGGTCTGGGTACCGACACCGGAGGTGAACCCCGAATCGACCACCTGGGGGCGGGAGAATCCGAAACCGTCGGAGGCGGGAACCGGGCGCAGCCCGATCGCCGAGGCGAGCGGCATGCCGGAAGCGTAAGGGTTGATGACCGCCCCAACCACGGGCCTGACCACCAGGCCGGCGAGATCGCCGGCGGTGGCGGTGGTATCGGCGATCAAAGTACCCATGTGCTCCGCTGCACGGTTCATGGCCCGGCGCAGGCGCGCGCCCGGCTCCGGCTCGTGCTGGTGCAACAGGTCGTAGAGCACCTCGCCGGCGCGGTGGTAGGGGGCCGGCTGGAACAGCGTACGGGAGACACGGGTGATCCGTGACTTGGCTTCGTCGGTCATGTCCAGCGAATCGCCGACCAGCTCGAGCAGACCGTCGATCTCGCCCACTCGGGTCTTGGCCGCACCGATGGCGGTCTTCTCGTCGTCGGTGAAATCACGCCCGGCGTCGAGCGCCATCTGCTTGATGTTGTCGACCATGGCGACTTTCTTGTCGCGCTCGACCAGGTACCGTTCGACCATCGGGTCGGCGGTGGCAGTATCCGTCACGGGGAACCCTCCACAGAGATAGTTGCGGGGTCGTCCGGGGCGGGGTCGTCGCTCAGTCGCTCTCCGGCGGGGAACTCGCACCACCCGGTATCCGGATGGAGGGGCCGTCGCTACGGTCGAGAGCCGGCGGGAGTCCTACTTTCCCACGAGGCGTTCAATTGTCGGCACAAGTACATCACACGGCGAGCCGCCGTGTCAATCACTTACCCCAACGGGCCGAGCCGCTGCGGGCCTGCACCAACCAACCATCGAGCTCGCCGAGGTACTGTTGGCGCTCCAACTCGGCATCCGCCTCGGCGAGTTCGTCGTCGGCATCCCGTAGTGATAGCACCCGAGCGTCGGAATAGGACGGGGTCGCCACCAGGGCGACATGGTCCATATAGGCCCGAGTCCGGACCCGATGTTCATCGGTGGTCCCTCGAGCCTCGATCCTGGTCCCCGCCCGCAGCGGATGGAACCCGACCGACAGCCCGTCGATCCCGTCTTCGTACATCTGGGCGACATCCGGTACGGCGGCGTCACGCACCCGGAACGTACCCCACAGGCCGTCGTCCCGATCCGATAGGGTCAAGGCCCAGCCGATCTTGCCGAGCCCCTCGGTGTGCTCGTCCCGTAGCGTGATCTTACGGATGATGCCGATGTTGTCGGTCTTCAACTGGGCGTCGAAAGCACCCCGCTCGAAACTCTCCCGATAGCGATCCGGCTGGCCGTTCTCATCGAGCTCGACGATCCTGGTCGGACTCGCCCACGGCACGATCCGCCCCTCCAGGGTGTGTTGATCGCTACGGGTCACCGGACCGGTAAACGACCGGAAATACTGGGTCATGTGGTCGCTCCAATCAGCGAATCGATATTCGGTTCCGCCTCGGCCCCGAGCGTCGGTAGCCGCTCCGCCGCTCGTGCCTCGTCGGCGGTGAGGACACCGGCGGCGATCCCGGCGGCGTACATCGGGATGCGGGTCTCGATCGGAGGCTGGACATAGCGATCGGGATTGAACTCCAGGGTAGTACCCCTCGGCAACAGCCACTGCGAGATGGCTCGAGCGATCGAGTCGGAATGGGTGCGCAGGGTGGCACGCCAGTGCCAGTCGGCGAGCATCACCGTCGTCTGATAGGTGAGCCCGTTCTCGGTCGGTACCGACAGCATCGGGGCCGGAACCCCGAAGGCGGCGCAGATAGCCCGCTGATCGAAATACTTGAGATCGAGCAGCGCCATATCGGTCGGCGACAACGACAACGGCTCGTAGTCGAGCCCCCCGGACAGGATCGCCGGCGAGCCGGGGCGACTGGTACGGGACAACATCCACTGTTCCTGCAGGTCGCCGGCCTGCTTGGCGGTGAGGGCGCGCGGCGACTTCAGCACCGCCCAGATCCCATAGCGGGCGATCGACATGGCGTACTCGTCCAGTACCCGTGTCGAGACCAGATGGCGGGCCGACCACTGCAGCGGGCCGAATCCACGCCGCTGTACTCCCGGAGCCTGCTGGTATTTGATATGGCAGATGTCGGCCCGGTTCAGTGGGTCGCCGGCGTCGAGCCAATAGTCGCCGTGCTCGTCGACGGTGACTTGCTGCGGATCGAGGACCATGAACCTGGCCGGT